AAAACTTGACAGAACTGACACTAAAAAAGAAGCGATGTTGGAAGCATTGGAGAAGTCGTTGAGCATTGTATCCACCGCTTGTAAGATGGTCGATATATCGCGGCAGACCCATTACGCATGGCTGAAGTCAGACGAAGAATATAAGAAGGCGGTAAACTCCATTCAAGACGGTGTTCTCGACTTCGCAGAAAGCCACCTCTACAAGCTCGTGAAGGAAGGCAACCCCGCCGCTACTATCTTCTTCCTAAAGACTAAAGGCAAGAAGCGCGGATATATCGAACGGCAAGAGATAGAGGTAACCGAGAAGAAGCCGCTCTCCTGGCTCGATGAGTAAACTCCCCGCGACATATTACCACGTCAGGAACTCAAAGAAACGCATCCAGGTACATCAAGGCGGGACACGATCCGGCAAGACGTACTCGATACTTCAAAGCCTCATAGAGCTATGCCACAAGAACAGCGGCCTCGTAGTGACCATCTGCCGAAAGACATTCCCCGCCCTCCGTGCTACGGCTATGAGGGACTTCTTCGAGATACTCGAAAACGAAGACGCCTATAACGTCGAGCTTCACAACAAATCTGAAGCCACTTACCAGCTATGGGGAAACCTCGTGGAGTTTATTTCCGTTGACCAGCCGACGAAAGTGAAAGGCCGTAAAAGAGATGTGCTCTTCGTGAACGAATGTAACGAGCTAGCATTGGAGGACTGGCGGCAACTTATCCTCCGAACCACGGGAAGAATAATAGTAGACTTTAACCCCTCCGACGAATTCCACTGGCTTTACGACTTACCCAAACGCGATGATTGCGACTTCTTTAAAACCACGTACAAGGATAACCCGTTCCTGCCGGAAAGTGTACTCCTGGAAATTGAACGCTTCAAAGAAGCAGACGAAAACTTCTGGAGGGTGTACGGACTCGGAGAGCGAGGAACAAGCCGAGCGACCATCTTTACCCATTGGAAAGAAATAGACCAAATACCGAATGAATACAAGCTACTCAACATCGGACTCGACTTCGGATATACGAACGACCCGACCGCCATCGTGCGGGTGTACACCGACGGTCACGGATTCGCGGTCGATGAACTCTGCTACGCAACGCGCCTTACTAACTCAGATATTGCAAAAAGCCTCCGCGATAACGGAGTGCATCGATCTGATGTTGTTATATGTGACTCCGCAGAGCCCAAAAGCATCGACGAGATACACGGTCACGGATTCAATACTCACGGAGCAAGAAAGGGAAGAGATTCAGTTAGAAGCGGAATCCAGTTCCTCCATTCGCGCCCGCTTCTTATCACGTCTCGGAGTGTGAACCTTATCAAGGAACTACGCAATTACAAATGGAAGGAGGATAAGAACGGCAAGCAGCTAAACGAACCAGTAGACTCATTTAACCACGCTATCGACGCGATGCGGTACGCGATTACTTTCAACCAAACGAACCCCAACTTTAGGGCATACGCTATCGGATAGAAAAAAAAGAAAGAAAAGTTTGGAAACTAAAAGAAAAGTTCCCTATCTTTGAGACATCAGAACGAACGGAAAAACAACAAGCCATGAACATTCAAGACGCAAAATTTAAGAAGCAGTTTGCAGGGGAGTACCGAATCGAAGGAACTTTTAAAGGGAGAGAGGTTGCAATCGAAGCGAGCCGACAAGACAACGGAAGTTTTAGCTGGACAGCGTACGTCGAGGGTTGCTACGTAGACGGAGACCGAGGATGGACGCTTACCTACCTTAAGCAAGTCGTCCGACTTGGCCCACAGGACTTCTTTTCAAACATCTAATGAGCAACGAACCCGAATGGTTTCAAGAGGTGCTTGACCGCACCGAACAAACCGAATCCTTCCTCCTGTCTTAACAGCCCCTTCGGGGGCTTTTTTTTTGCCCTAACTTTCCGGACGTAAGGAAACCGAACAAAGCAAGTTATTTAAACGATGGAATTACGCCTCCCTCATAGATGGTCGGATCTCACGCTCGGAGAACTGCAAGTAATGATGACAAGCGAGAACCAACTCGAACGCATCTCAATTTGCACGGGGCAATCCGTGGACAAGTTGCGGACCATGCCGCAGAAGCTCATAGAAGCCGCTGGAGCGCATATAGATGAATTACTAACCAAAGAGACCGCACGATTTGAAAAGGTCGTTGAGATGGACGGTAAACGCTTCGGTTTCGTTCCCGATTGGGATGCGTTCACGGCGGGCGAATGGATTGACCTTGAGAATCACCTCGAAGACTTCTGGAAGAACGCACACAAAGTCATGGCGGTGCTTTTCCGGGAGGTAACTTACGAACTCGGGGAGGCTTACGAGGTGAAGAAGTACACAGCCAAAGAAGACGCATCGATATTTGAGGAGATGCCCGCCGACCTCGTATCCGGTACGCTGCTTTTTTTTTGGACTACCAGAAACGAACTGCTGCACAGTATGAAGTACTCTTTACTGGAGGCAGCGGAGGCAGCGATCCAGTCGGCGAAAAATGGGGGTGGTATCACGTCCTCCACGCCCTCGCAGGCGAAGACCTCCTCAAGATGGACAAGGTTACGGAACTCCCTATTCAAGTCGTCTTCCAACATCTCAGTTATTTAAAAGACAAGCTCGCACATGATCACGTTTAATAACATAGTCGAACGCTTCAAGGTATTCGCGGAGAATCACTTCTTTATAGAAACCTTTTCGTTTGGCTCTCCCGATGACGTAGACCTCACGAAATTCACTTCCTTCCCGCTCATGCATCTCGTTTATACGGGGGCTACCTACGACCCGGGAACCAAGACCTATAACCTGGAGGTATATATCCTCGACGTACCCGCCGACAAGACGAAGAAGGTAGACCGACAGAAGGAGGTAGTAAGCGATGCGGAGCAATGCGCAGAGGATATAATCGCGGACATTAAGAACGGGGGGAACATCTTCCTTTTCGCACAAGATTACGAGGTACTAAACGCGACGACTACACCGCTCGAAGAAGAGACGAAGAACGTACTTTCCGGTGTGCTGCTGGACTTGTCGGTTTCTATCCCGTACGAATGGGATGCTTGTAACGCTCCTATTGACGGGGTTAGCCCCGAAGGCGGGGACGAAGTAGCGTATGCCCGACGGGGTATCCTTCGAATGTTAACGGTCGATGGTGCTACCGACGTTCTCAGCGTTCGCACGATCAAGGTAACGAACGGCACGTTAAGTGATGACGGGGACGGGGTTGTTACTTTGAACACCGGAGGCGGTGGCGCGGAATCGTTAAACGATTTAACAGACGTAACTATCACGGCTCCGCTTGTTACGGGGCAAACATTGGTCTATAATCACGACGGCTCCCCGCGAGGCTTTCACAATTTATTAAACTCGCTCGCAAATCTGAGCGATACAAATATTACTTCGACGCCTTCGGCGAATGCGTTTCTAAGGTATGTAGATGGGGCATGGGAGGCAGTGCCCGTATCGATCCCAAGCCCGCCACCAAGTACGACGGATGGACTAACTGAGGGAACTACAAACCTATACTTCACAGAGCAACGCGTTAGCGATAATTCCGATGTATCGACCAACTCCGCAAAGGTTGGGATTACGACACAACAAGCCAGCGACATAACAGCTAACAACGCGAAGACGGGAATCACACCTACCCAAGCGGGAGAGATAACCGCGAACACGGCAAAGATTAGCTACACAGACGCCTCTGCCGTTGCAGCTAATACGGCAAAGGTTGGGATAACGACACAGCAGGCTTCAGACATTACAGCTAACAATTCAAAAGTCAGTTACACCGATGCAAGCGCAGTAGCGGCAAACACTGCAAAGAACAGCTATCCAAGCGCCGACGCCTCTAAATTAGCGGGCATAGAAACGGGCGCAGAGGTAAACACGGTCGACGACGTAACAGGGGGCACGGGATTAACGGCAAGCCCTACCACAGGAAACGTAGTCTTGAACCTTGATGACACGGCAGTAACGGCGGGAAGCTATACAAGCGCAGACATAACCGTTGACGCGCAAGGCAGAGTAACGGCGGCAGCCAACGGAAGCGGCGGCGGTGGTACTTCTTATCATGACCGCTTTGCAACCGACGCGGAGACCTTTCGAAGCGGTGCAACGGATACGGTCGAACTGTACTATACAGCGAAGGCAGACGGCGACGGTTTAGCGGAGAGCGCAAGCAGCGACACCCCAACGGCGGGCAAGGTCATAAACCGAAAAATATACTACTCAGAGGCAGCCTTTGCGGATCCTGACACGGGCACATGGCTAGAGTTTACACCAGCACCCGCCGACGATGCTTCATTTGCTACGGTCAAAGCGGCGCTTTTGGAATACCTTAAAGCGAGGACGGGCGGCACCGTGCCGATATCGCTCAAACAAACGTGGGAGGAGGTAGCGCAAGCTCCATCGTTTACGGGTCTATTGAATGAGAGTTACGGAAGCGGGGCAGAGGCGGCGTATAGCACGAGGCGTTTGAATGGCAACGTAACGGACTGCATGGTTATTCGCAGGGCTTCGGATTCGACGACTACCACGATAGGCTTCGACGGTTCAGGCAATATCGACGAGAGCGCGATTACGACGTTTTGCACGGGTACGAGTTGCACGGTGGTCACTTGGAAAGACCAAAGCGGAAACGGGAATGATGCGACGGCGGCGGCACAAGCTAACGAGCCAACGATTTACACGGGTGGAGCGTTGGTGAAGGAGAACGGAAAAGTGGCGGTAGAGTTTGATGGAAGCGATGACGTTCTCGGATATGATGCGACGTTAACCAACTATGACGATATTTCAATTTTCGCCATAATTCAAAACAGCAGTTCAGTTGGTGATGACCAGCGTATAATTTCTTGGGGAAATTCAACAAGCGATACACCTATTTACGCGCCGATGCAGTCAAAAAAACTGAACTCACCAGAAGGAACGGCGGTATTATTAAGGCAGACCACGGCACAAGTAGACCAAACAGAATCAGCAAGCGATGGATACGGTTTAATTTGTTTCGAAGCTGACGCAAACGGCATTGAATTATTTAAAAATGGATCGAGCACATTTAGCAAAACTTTTACGCTGGACACTTACACGCTAAATCAGTTTGGAATAGGAGCGTTACGCAGAACATCGAACGTGTCCCACTATGAAGGCGCAATTCAAGAAGCGCTAATCTACGCTTCTAACAAATCCAGCGACCGCACTTCCATCGAATCCAATATCGCCGACTACTTCACACAAAACACGCCGCTGCTCGACACGTATACAGGAGCGGCGGCGGCCTACTCTTTGCGCAAGCTGCGAACCGCTTACAGCGGTAGCGCCATTCGCGTGCGACGAAGCAACGACAACGCAGAGACGGATATCGGTTTTAACGTATTCGGTGAGCTTGACACCGTGAGCCTTGCGGCGCATTGCGGTTCGAATGACGGATTTGTAAAAACGTGGTATGAGCAAAGCGGAAGCGCATACAACGCAACGCAAAGCGTGACATACTATCAGCCAAAGATTTACGACGGCACCGGAGGGACTATAATGTTAAACAATAAGCCAGCCGTAGAATTTCAAGACTTCTCAGATAGGTTGTTAAGTTCTAGCGCCAGCGAATTCACTAACAACCTTAATAATGAATTGTATTGTGTTGGCTCTTATGGCACTTTGAATGCAGGTAATCAGTATTTAGGAGGGGCAAAGATTGGTAGTAGTTCGCGGGGGCTTATGATAGGCACAAATTCTAACAGTAACCAAATTCGATACCATTGCGACGGAGGAGCGTTTGAGGTTGCGACAGGCGGAACATTAGTATCAGATACTCAAGTTTTGCACGGAGGCACCTACAACGGCACAACAAGAACAGGGCGTTTGAACGGTTCTGCTGTTGGCACGAATACAGACGCGGCAAATCTTGGAACAGGACATCAATACTTTTTAGGTAACCATCCTGACTTGACGGCAGGCGGAGATAAAAAATTACAAGAGATCATTATTTATGCCTCTTATAATTCAAACGAGGCAGGCATTGAGAGCAACATAAACACCTTCTACTCTATCTACTAATGCAGTATATAATCGTTTTACCTGAAGGCACATTGACAAGCGAGAAGCGCGCCAACTCCATCACGCGCGAACTCTACAACATGACAACGCCGCTAGCCGTGCAGGAGCCGTACCAAAAGGATGGCACCGTGTTCGGCGTTCTCGTACACCCTGACGGCGTACAGCACGCTTTGCAAGTGGATACCGGGTACACCATCCCCGTACACCCGCAAGCGACCTTGGAGAAGCTGGTTTCTTTGTTTCCTGAACTCACAGAACAAGAACGGTTCAACCTTCAATCTTACGTCCTTAATTCTAACTCATTCCGGTTTGGGCACATAGTACCCTCGACGACTACGATCCGGGACGAACAATACATGATTGAAAATGGCTGGTTTCCTAAAGAAGATATCTAAGGTTCTTTGCCTTATCGTTTTGGCGGCGGTAGCTATCCCGGTTGGGATCGTGTTTACCGTCCTCGATGCTTTACTGTTTACCGCACAAAACCTCGTGAGAACGATTTGGGAGCTTATATACGGCTTCTTCGGTTCTGTATCAAAGGTGGTATCCGTTTGTTCGGGATCGTTCCTTACAAGGCTTCTAACGAAGCGAGGCGTTCCCTTCGGTACTTATTCCGTATCTGCGGTACTTGGAGCTAACCAACGAGAGAAGACACTATCAAACGTGGGCGCTTGGCTCGCTGAACTCCTGGACAGCATCGAAGCAAACCACTGCAAGAAGGCAAGCGAAAACGCGGGAATATGAACGACACGATAAACGGGATAATACAGTATTTTGGGGCTATGCCGCCGCCATATAATCCGTTGTACGATCTTAACAAGGACGGGTTTATAAGTGTACTCGATTTATTACTAGCTCTCTCATGAAGAACCTAAACGAGGTAATTATTCGCTTTGCAGATGAAGTCGTGAAGTCGGCACGTCGGCACCTTGGGGGGCGTAGGATAGGCAAGAACAAGAGTTACGGCGTAGCAACTGGAACGCTTAAACGATCGCTTTCGTATCGCATAAGGGTACGAGGTAACGAGGTGCGGGAGGTCACCTTCGGGGCGAGGGGCAAGGCGAACAAATACGCCGCCTTTCTGCATTGGGGGGTAAACGGTACAGAGAAGAACCAAAAGAGCCCGTTCTTTAAGTTTCGCAAACAACCGCCTTCCTCGGTCTTTATCCCGTGGATTCGCTCTAAGGGCATACGGCTACGCGATGAAAAGGGGCGATTTAAGAAACAAAGCGAGAGCAACATGAACAGCCTCGCGTTCTTAATTGCTCGCAGCGTAAAACGTAAGGGAATCGTTGGACTGCGGTTCTATGAGAAAGCCTTCACCGCCGTCTCAGGTCGCTTCAATAAACAAATAGGCGAAGCGGTAGCGGAAGACTTAAAAGACAAGTTCAAGTTAAATCTCGGTAATATAACAGTAAAGTAATGGCATCTATTGACAACGGCCCAACCGCAGGCTCTTGGTTACCAGCCGGGCAAAAGCTACTTTTTACTCTTGTCCCCGATGAAACGGTAACATCCGACTATCGATATATAGTCCAGATAGAGGAGAACGGTACAATTATTTCGAAGGTTTATCTCTCTCCGAATCCAGTAAATACCGCCTTCTTGGATTTATCCGAGGCAATACTTGGGCGCTTAGAAGTAGACGCATTCAAATACGGCTCAACCGCAACAATACACTCGCTTCATAACAAGGTGTATTCACGCTCGAACGGAAATATCAAGCGATACCGTATAAAGGTGGGACACTTCGACGGGAGCAGCGAATCTCTTGCGGATGATACGTCCGGATATTACTACCTCTTTGACGGATACGAACAACTCTCGCAAGGGCTGTTCCCTTCGTTCGCGGATTATTACGGTTCAACTACCTCAAAAAAGGTATGGTTGACGGATCGCGTACCCGTGAGCAACGTAATAAACGTAAAGGCAGCCATTGAAGATAACGGGGTCGCCGCCTTCATAAACTCGGACGATACCGGGTCCCTTATTACTCAGCTTACGTTTAAGGTTTACGACACGTTAGGCAGTCAGGAAGCCACGCTCGAATACGTGGTTAATGCGACCAACGGCGGCCTCGTCCCTACTACGGCATGGGCCGACTCTACAACGGACGGAAGTTTGTTATATGCATACGTATACCCGGCTTCGTTTGCAGCCCTTACAAGCGAGCTAAACGGAGTCACGGAGGGTTGGGCTTATTACGATGTTATCCCAAGCACCACAGGCGGGCCAGTAGGCAACACGCTACGCATTACGAACGACTGCCGATATAGCAAGAACGAAGCGGTTCAGCTTGCTTGGGCGAATACGCGCGGCGGGTGGGATTACCTTAGATTCAACGGCAAGAAGCAAAAGACGCTCACAAGGGAAGAGAAGACGTACCGAAAGATAGTCGGCGATTACAGCGGGGCGCAGTATCAAATCGGCGGCAGCGAGCGACAAATAAAGCCGTATCAACTAGAGGCGAAAGAACGCTACCAGTTAAACGGCATTCTCACGATAGAGGAACTCACCTTGCTCCAATTCTGCATGAGGAGTAAAAACGTCATGGCAAGGATTGACGGCATATGGGTTCCCGTTACCATCTCCACGAACTCGATCCAGGTAGAAGAAGAGACCGTTTCGAAGGTGTTTGTTACTTCGTTCGACGTTGAACTTGCACAGATAATCCGATGCTAAGACTCACGATCGACGGAAACGAAATAGAGCTGTACGAGAATGAACCCGTAAACCTCTCGTATCAGTTCAGCAACTTGCAAGAAATCAACGCGAGCAGTTCAAGCTTTTCGCAGACCTTCCGCGTACCCCTGACCAAGAAGAATCAAGATTACTTCGGCCCTGTTAACGAGTTCGGACTCATTCCGGATTGGAACCCGAAGACCAAAGTAGACGCGGAGCTTACTTACAACACCATTCCGGTCATGCGGGGCTTTGTCCAGGTGAAGGCGATATACGTTCAGAAGGGCAAGTATGCAGACGTTGAAGTCGTCTTCTTTGGTGAGACGGCCAACCTTTCGCGAGACATTGGGGATGCGATGCTTTCAGACCTCGACCTTTCTACTTACAATCACACGCTTAACGCTACGCAAATTGTATTGAGTTGGGCGGGCGGCCTTTCAAGCGGTGCAATCCGTTACGGCCTTCCTGACAAGGGGCAGAACTGGACAAGCGAAAACATCTGGACCAATACTAACCCGCTCGAACACGGAGACTTTACCCCCTACTTCCGCGCTTCTAAGTTGTTAGAAGAGATTCTGACGGATGCGGGGTATACAATGGAGAGCGGCTTTTTCGACGGGGCTACGGGCTTCGAAGAAATTACGGATCTCTATTTGTTAATGAACAACGGCAACCGTAGTCCGATAGGAACACAAATGCCGCAGACCGCTACAATGCTGGTTGGCTATCAATCAGACCAAAGCGGACTATTTGGAAACACGTTCAGCAACTTTCCCACGTTGAGCGAAAGCAGTCCTTTTTTTGATACTGGAAACAATTTTACTGGGGTATCATATACGCCGCCTTTTCGGGCTCTTTACACTTTTCGAATTAATATATTTGGACGGTTGAGCCACAGCAGCCACAACATCAGCATTCGATTAGCTAAGCAATTCTCCACGTCTATTTTTGACGCTATTACAGATATGCCAGCGGCAATATTTGACGACGTAACGCACAGTTTCATAACCCCTCCTATATTGTTGGATACTGCGGATTTTGTAAATCTGCAATATAAGAACGACACCAGCAGCCACACTTTAGCCGTAGACGGTGACGGTACAATTAGCCCGGAATCTACGTGGCTGGAAATCGTAGAAATAACAGACCCTTCGAGCGGGCAAACGGTGGACGTGGCCGCTAATATGCCCGTTATGAAGCAGATAGATTTCGTGTCGGGTTTGCAGAAGATGTTTAACCTCGTATTTATCGCCGATAGAAACAACGCGAAAAAGCTATACGTTGAGCCGTTTAATACTTACATAGCCGGAGGCGCACAAAAGGACTGGACGAATCTAATAGACCTCTCTAAAGACATTACAATAGAGCCAACGACGGACCTACAATCGAGGCGGTACGATTGGACTCATTCGAACGGAAAAGACCTTGTTAACGATTTGGTATTCAAAAACGCGTCACGGGTGTACGGGCGATATCGCGTGGACGACCCGGAGAACGATTTCGCATCGGGTACGAAAGAGATTAAAAGCCCGTTCGCTCCGCACGTCGCCTACTATATTCCGGAAACTCAATTCGCCGTCCACCGGATGTTGGTAGACACCGACCAAGACGACAAGCGAATTAAAGACCCGCTTCCGCGTTTGGCCTTTTGGAACGGCGGAATAGCTGGTTCAGTTTACTTCTTTAACGATGCTAATTCTGCTGCGCAAACCGCTACGGCGTACCCCGCCTTCTCGCAGTATTCCGTTTTAGAGGCTTCAGTTGAGGACGAAGATTTGAGTTTCGGACCGGAGCAACCTTTCCACATCGTAGAAGCCAACCCGCTAAACACGTTGTATTACAAATATTGGTCGCCTTTCGTGAATCAGTTGTACAGTTCCGACGCTCGCAAGCTCACCGCGTTCTTTCGGTTGACACGGGCGGACATTGCTACGTTCGAGTTTTCGGATAAGATTTACCTCAAGGATACCTACTGGCGGATCCTTTCAATCTCGTATGACGCCACAGGTGAAGACCTCGTTAAGGTGGAGCTGCTGAAGGTGTTGAGCGACATTCGCGATTGCCAATTTATACCGACGGGCATAGATAAGGCAAATGGTAAAATTCAGTTCTCAAACCCGGCAGGCGCAACGGTTGACCAAGTAACGCGGGTATGTTGTGAGAAGTATGGCTACCGCTACGATAACTCCACTTCACATTGTTACCAACAATTCGAGCAATGAGGAATCTTGATAACCACCGTTATATAGGAGAGGCAATACAACTACTGCAAGCCAAAGGTGAACGGGTTCGAGTCCCGCTTTGGTTTAAGGTATTGGATTGGTTTCTCGCTACTCTTTACGTTTCTGTTCTTGGATTCGTTATATATAAAATTGGCTCATGGCTACTCAGCAAGATTACGTTTTAAAATTTAGCGCGGATACGGGCAACGTAAACAGCGCAATTCAGGACGTTCAAACGGGCGTAGAGGGAACGAGTGGAGCGGTATCGGGACTCACCAACCAGCTCGACAAGATGACGGGCGGAGCCGTTTCCGGCTTCCGCAATCTTACCGGAGGACTAAAGAACGGGGTCACGGGGTTGAAGTCGTTCAAGGTCGCCCTCGCTGCTACGGGAATAGGGCTTCTTCTTGTGGCTATCGGTTCACTTGTCTCCTTCTTCACAAGCACAAAGAGAGGAGCGGAACAACTCAAAGTAGCAACTGCGGCCCTAGGTGCTGCCTTCGACGTTTTACGCGATCGCGTTTCCAAGATTGGGGGCGCATTGGTGAAGTTTTTTACCGGGGACTTCTCCGGAGCTTTGGAAGATGTTAAGGCTTCATTTACTGGAATCACTGACGAGATAATCCGAGAGACAAAGGCGGCCTCCGATTTAGAGCAAGCTATGAACCGCCTAAAAGATGAAGAACGCGAGTTCACCAAAGCACGAGCGAAGACCAATTTAGAGATATCTAAGGCGCGTCTTTTGGCAGAGGACGACACATTGACCGTAGAGGAGCGAATAAACGCCTTACAACGCGCCGTAGAGCTTGAGCAAACGACCGTAGATGAACAACTGCGGCTAGCTGAAGAGCGGGCGCGTATAGCACGGGAACAAGTCGCACTCGGTGAAAGCCTCGAAGAAGACCTCAATCGAGTAGCAGAAGCAGAGGCGGCGGTACTGGATCTACAATCGGCTTCACTTCGTACTCAAAAGAGACTGCAAACAGAACTCAATTCGTTACGTACCGAAGGTATCGCCAAAGCTAAGGAGGCGGCACAAGCGGAAATCGACCTAATGAAGGCGACGGCAGAGGCCAACGCCAAGAGAAGAGAGGAAGACACCAAGACGCTACAAGTAACAACGGAGAACCAAGACAAGACCCTCCAAGTAAGTACAACGAGCCTTGCAGACCAAGTACTAGGAACGGAGACAGCGGAAGAAGAAAAGCGCAGATTGCGCCGTGAAACATTTGACGACTTCAAAGACGGTGCAGAGCTAGCGGGTCGGCAAGCCTTGGAATTCGCTCAAATGGCTTTGACCTTCCTTGGCGATTTGAACACGATCTTTACACAAGACGAAGAAAAGCGAGCAAAGCGAAGT